CATTGGTAACTTCAACGCCTGTGTGTAAATTGTTTTTTATGAGCGGAAACTGATATGGGAATTCGCCAAACGTTTGGCGGTACCATTCTCCGGCTTCATCGTTAGCAAGAGCATTTGCATGTTGCTGCAACAAGTAATCATCTGAATTGTTTAAACATGAAATGATAACCCGCTCCCTTGCCAATTGATCGTCTACCGATTCAGGGCCTAACATACCTGCCGTGTCGCCAAGCGCAACAAATGTAAAAAACCAACCACCAGAGCCATCCGAAATAGGGCCTGATAATACGCTAAGTGTCATTCCATGAATATGGCTCTTTGAATTAGCATCAGCAATAAATTCATCTATTGTATCTTGTACATTTCCTTCCCATCCTGTAAACCATGTTGTAGAGTATGCTCCGCCCACTCCCTCTACGTTGTAAGACACACCACCACTAGCTGCTATGATATTATACTGAGCTACATAATATGGCCTAATTTTATCAAACAGGCTGTATGCATTGAATTCGCCAAAATCAAGGTTTCGAAGTGGAGTTTGCAATAACTGTTTAATGCTCTCGTCAATGCCTGAGAACAAATTACAATCAAATCCGCCTGTATAGTATTTATTCACTTCGATGATACCATTCATCCAAAAGTTGCCAAATAAATATACCTTACAAGGGATGTTTATCTTCAACTCACTATCAACCTCTGGTAGATTGATGAAGTTAAGGTTTTTAATATTGTTTGGAGAATCGGGTACCGTAAATGGGAAACTATACAATACAGGTACCACACTTTCGCTAAATAGCGTGGTTTGCTTTTTAAAGCGAATGGTCACATCCGGAAGCTCCAAGAAATAATCACCTATTTTTATCGCAATATTATTCATCAGGAATTAACCAATTAGGAGTGAATGATTGGTGAACATGAGCATATCTGTATTTCAAATCAAAGTTCATCATGCTTTGCGCATCGGTAGGCAGCTCGGCTGCTTTATTCAGCACTACTATAGGCAGCAAATTGCCATCCTTGTATTCAAACACATCATCGCTATTCAATAAATCACTAATAGTTGTTGCCCATGCTTGCGCATCAAATCGCATATCGCGCGAATTAACGCCTAAAGGCACATCCAGCTCTTTCACAAAGTTTTTATTGTAGTGTAGTATTTCTCTGTTTTCTGCTGTATAATCTAAAGGCAACATCACTTTGGCGTCTTCATATTCATGTATGGTGCGCGACTTAGCTTCACCAGTGCACCACAGCACCTCATACGTGCCAAGGCTGTTCTTGTAAACAAAATACCGGTTAAATTCAAAGTCTATATCACTTAATATAAACATAAATACCTCCGACTTCACATTATCTGAGGTGCGTTCAAACTCTACCGTATAGTGACTCAATTCGCTTAGCGTGGCATATGCAGCCATTTCGGGCGGACCTATAGGCAAGCAAGTAACGCTCCTGGGCTGCACTGTGCCCAACGATATCCCTTCGGTGTCGGTGGTGCCGTTTTTGAAAAACAATTCCACATTCACATCAATCGTATCTTCGGCAGTAGCGGCCAAAAAGTAATACAACCACATAGGTGTGTTTTTATCAACCACCATTACCCTAGGTAGCACATTGAGCAACTTATGCCCAGCACCACTTAACCACTCGGTGTAGTAATTTTCTATGCCCGGAAATACATCAGTAGCCACGCCACCATTGAGCGCAATTTTATAATCGGTAGAGCTACCTCCACCACCAGCAAAGTAGCGTGTAATGGGTGTGCCGTATTTCTCGCCAAAGTGAAGGTAATATTTTGCTGTGCATCCAAAATTATTCACCACATCAGCCAAATTGGGCGCATAGCTATTGGCAAAAACAAATGCTCGGTTGATGTAAAAGAATCCTATACCATCATCATCTGGATGCGCATCCAACTCGGCAAAGAACTTAAACAAACCACCACCATCTTGCACAAATATGCGGCAGAATAAACGAAAATTGTCGCGCAAAACGCCTACTGCTGATAACAATCGGAGTGCAGTCCATTGGTTAATTTCAGCAGTATTAGAACTGGCCAGTGTTAAATTCCATTGGCTGCCGTTCTCTTTCGCTACCATGGTGAAACCTTCTATATCATCATCTCCATCATAATAGTATTCAAAATCATACTCTATCATCACAGCTGCCATCACAGGAATAATGGCTTCGTTGCACCAATCTTCTAACGACTCCATCCCTCCTTTTTCTCTAATCCATGTAACGGGGTCTCCCTCATCTACCGAAGCTTTAAATGTAAAGATGATAGTATTGTTGTTGTAAGTAACTGTAATGGTTTCGTCCGCAGCTACACCATTAGGCTCGTTAAACCTAAAAGCATGGCGCGAGTTTACCGGAGCGGTTTCCCATTGGTTATCGGTTTGCAGCTTTAGCACCAATGGATTTTTGATGGGTGCAAATAATTGAGGTTGTTCGAGTATGGTAATAGCCATTATACAGGGGAGTTAAATTTGTTAGGGTTGTAAGCAAATGCTACTTCATGTGGTTGCCTAAAGCTAAAGTCTACTTTTGCCCCGCACAAATCACGAATGGTAGGAGCAACCGGAGCAATGCTCATGTCGTTAAAATCAATGAGCATTTTATCTTCTAATGATTCGCCATCCGTTTCGGCTGCAAAATAATCTTCATCAATATATCCAATCAATTCCTGGGCGATGGCAGTGCATTCATCAATCGTTTCAGTTACCTCATTTAAATCATTTGGCTTCGCTTTGTTGAGTACCAAAAACATGGGGCGCTTAATCAATAAGCGGTTATCGCCACCATCATCCTGCACGCTTGCATTATAGGCAACGGCAATGAGTATGGGTAGCTTCATTGTTGTTTTCATTTTATTAAGAAGCTCATTCAAGTTTACCCTACCAAATGGATCGGTGTTTTTATCATCCAAAAATATGCGGGCAAAATGTGGCTCTTGCTCACTGTGATTGATATCAACATGATTAGACGCCAACATCTCCATATAATCAAAAAACTGCTTAATTGTTCTTGCCATGTTTGCGTTTCATATTATTGTGTTCGGTAATCATTCTTTTTAAATCGCTTACCACAAGCAGCGCAGGCGAGTTACGCACTAAGCTAAAATTAGCAAGTCCACCGGCAATGTGCAGTACCGTTTCGGCTGGGGTGAGTTGCTCCGCAGCTCCGGCACCTGTAAACACCACCTCGTTGTTGGCAATCATTACATCACGCTCACACTCATACCATATCAGCGCTGCAATTTTTTCGGCTTGCGATATCTTAGCAATATCGGGCAATCGGTACTCGATGGTGTGGATATTAAACGGCTCACGAATATCGCCATCAGATGAAGGATCGGCAGGATTGTAATTGGTTTTTTGTGCGCGATACAATGCTGCAAAAAACTGATTCAAGCTTTCTTCTTTCGCTTCCTTCACAAAATCAATAAAGTGTTTGTCGGCATATGCAAACTCATCCCATGTAAGCAATTCATAACTTACCGGGCCATGATACTTTTTACCATCCACTTCTACCGAAGTAATCAGGTTCGACTCCAAATCATATTCCATAAATATAAAATCAACCAATCGCAAACAAAACAGCATATCGTGTACAAATTCATCCGAAAGTTTGGCAAATTGCTTTAAAGGGATATTCACCAAAGCATAAAGCATACCCATGCGCACATTATCAAATAGATCTTGCCATCCATCGTTAACTACCAAGTCTGATTCGTTTTCAATCGTAAACATTTTTTTGCGATGCGGATAAACAATGGTGGCATACATGATAAGTTGCTCCCGTGTAAGCTCGTTCCACGATTCAGGTACCATGTGAACGGTATGCCCTTTTCTATTATGTATTTGCAGCTCTATCATTTGCCAATCTTAAAATAAACCGATGCTGATATTGTACCAGGGAATAAATATGCAGCACGGTAGGCCGTTTTGTTTTTAGTGAGAAAAAGCAATTCAGGACCAAGTGCAGGAGAACCCCCCGGAACTCCTACGCTAGTTCCCACACCTAGGTAATACATGTTACGAACTTCGGGCTGCTTGCTGATGGTTGTATTGTGGATGGCCGTTGGCCTAAGCAGTCGGTAACTGAAATTGCGCCAGGTAATATTATTGTTAAATACCGAATCCTGAATCATCACAATCAGGTTCGTATCTTCAATCATTTCTTCATAATAATGAGCAGTGAAATAGGCACGTATAACTTCAGCAGTATCAACCTCACCAATCATCACCGGATATGGCACGTACTCAACCGATGCCTTTGGCTTTGGTGCGGGTATTTGATGGCTGTAAATGTTGGTATCATAAGTATGTGTTACCGTGTATGTTGTGTCGTACTGCTGTGGCGATGGAGCGCAGTGCTCTTGGCACAGATAAATATAAATGAGCAAACCAATTGCTATAAGCCAACCGATGTTTGACACGTTTTTCATATCGCAATTCTTTTAACTACAGTCTTTAAATCAATAACCCTAATTTCTTTTTGGCCGTGTTCTTTGCAATCTAAATGAAGCCAAGTAGGCGTAAGCGTTGCACTCTCCATCCTGCGCACTCCCAATGCATATAATTCTTTGGCGTTTGCCTCAACCCATGCACACATTTGCGCACCAGTCATTGTGCCAATATTAAAATCAGCAGCATTCATCACCCTGTGCTCACTTGTTGGGCTGCCAACGGTTGTATTTGGCATTCGGTGGCCACGATTATTGAACTGCCCTTTATGCCACCAATTGTTGATGGTAACAGATTGCCCAGTTTTGTTTCGGATGAATTGAGCAATGTTTACCATTCGCTCTAATCCGGTATAAAATTCGCGGCTTACAAATTCATCCAAATTGAAGTTGTCGCTCAGTTTAATTCGTTGGTTGTTCATTTGGTTTTACTCCGTTTTTAAGTTCGATAATATTTTGTGCGGTTACGATGCCAAGCAATAACATGATGGCACACAGGTCGGCTACCAGAAAATCGTGTGCGTTGGTAGTATCTACGTATTTGTAGTGCAGATAAAACACGCAAACAGTTAAAGCAAATGCGGTTAACTTACGTGCGCTAAAGCCATCACGATTGTTAAAGTACGAGTTGTAGATATTAATAAATACTTGTTTCATTTTTGCTCTTTTTGAATTTTTATGATCCCCAAAATGGTTAAGTAAATAGCTAGCGATAGAGAAACAACCTGTAGTAATGGCACTACTTTCGCGGCCAAACCAATAATTGTAAATATCCACGAGCCAATGAAAAGCTCCAAGTGACTAAATTTCATCATACGCCAAAAAAAGTTCCTCCTGATTTATTGGTAAATGTTTTCGAAATGCTCGTATCATTCGGATCCTGGTATAAATCCGATTCGAAGTAGGCATTATACTTTTCTGCAGAAGCATTTGCATTGAGGTAATCACGCAATTGCTTCACCGCTGCTTGCCCTTTTTTCAATGCCTCATCCTTCATGTATTTCAGAGTTGATGAATCTGCCGGATTTTGTTTATCACCTGCTCCGGTTGTTGCTCCTTCAAATGATATGAGACTTGCACCGTTTTCGTTAAACTCAATGATATTTTCGTCAATACAATTGGCAATAGACAGGTGCGCAATAGCTTTGTAGATAAATGGTAAAATCTTATCGTTGTCTGCGCTGTAATCATCTTCAAAACATTCATCCAGCAATTCGAGATATAAATCTTCACCAATATTTTCTTTGATGATATCTTCCTGAATGTTGCGCAACGATGGACCAATGGCATTCAATGTACGCATTCCTTCAATCTTGCGGTACCTACTAAATTGGTTCACATTCCAAATCAAGGATAGTTTCATCTCTACATATTCTGCACTTGTTGCCCATTCCTCAAATTCCTCCTTGTTAGCATTAAGCAGCATCAACATTTCATGAATGCCATTCCATGCATCACGCAAACGTGCACGTTTGAACCTGCGCATCTGTGTGGCGTAAGGTGTTTTTTCATCAGCGGTTTCAAAGCGGGTAAAACCTTTGTCGCTGATATTCATATCACCATCATCAGCATAGAGGTAATAGGCATAATGCACCAATGCTATGCGTGCTGCTGCTAGCAATTTGTCTAGCAACTCATTCGGCTCAGCTGGTGTATTCCCATCATCATAATATGCAACCAACGCATCCCATTGGTCGCGGCTGATATAGGGCATGATGAATGATTCAGCTTGCTTTAAATAAGAATAAATACCCGCAATGTCATTATTCACATTGGGGGCGCTAAATGCCAGTTTTAGTTCTTCTGTAGTGGTAATGATCATTGTTTTATTGTTTGGCTGCCGGTTGGGTTTTCGTCCAGCGTTTGTGATGTATCACTACTCATGTAATCAGGATAGGCTTCTGGTTCCTGTGTGTAGTAACCATTTAGCTTCCCAATCATCTTGGCAATTTGGAGTGTTACCAATCTCTCGCGTTTCAGATTGGCTACTTTGTTGCTGCGGGCTTGGCGTTTATCGCTACCACTTCCACTCAAATCTTTACCACCTGGTATGCCAAAACCAAGCAACGAAGGATCTAGCGACATAGCAAAAAGTATTTCGCTATTGGCAGCTGAGTTGTTAGGCAGCTCGGCTGTGGCTTCCAAATAGTTTTTGATTGGCTCAATTACCCATCCTGGTATCTCTTGTCCGTTTTCATCTATACTGTAGATGGTGATAAAAGCTTTGCCGGCATTTTCTTTCCCAGTAAGGAAACTGTTCATTTTGGTTTGCTCTTCCTCGAAAATTGAAATCTGTTGCTTTTCGGTTCTTTGATCCCAGTCTTTGTATTTAGAGAAGAAATACTCCTTGGGGATTTTGATATGATACTTGAGCGTTGCAAAGTTTTCATATATGGCATTGATAAGGGCAGGAACGCCAATAGCAATGTCAACCCACTTATTACGGAATACAGCATAATAATCAGGCTCCGGATAAAAGAGTTTACCCCAAGAGCCGTATGTAATGGGCATAACAAAGGTGTCGAACTCGCGCGGATCTACGCCTTTGTGATAAAAAGAATAAATATCAATATCTTGATATTCATTTGCCATGGGCGTTTCTGGGTACTTAGCCGAGTAGCGAATTTTATTGATAGAGCCATCAGGCTTTTGCTTGTGTAGGCGCACAAATGGAGTGTTTAAGGTGCGCACCCAGTTAATCTGAGTTTTGCCTTTGTTCCACATAAATTGAACGAAAGCGATATAAAAATGTTCGCAACTATCTACCGCTTGAGCTATCTCTATTTCTATATTCTCATCACGCTCTAACCTCACCCAATCATCAAACTTTATCAGTTTGGAAACTCGTTTGCCAGCTTCTGTGTATTCATCCTTCCACCACTTAACCCCAAGGCCGTAGTGTAAATCAGCATTGGTCGAAAGTGCAGAGCGGCCAACACCAAGCAGAGATAATTTTGCTAATAACTGGTCAACAAAATTATCATTATCGCCCCAAGGAATCCAATCTTGCGTGTTGGTAGCCATTTCAGGATCCCACAAATCTTTTGATTTTTTAGCATCCTCAGGAACAGATTTGGTACCACCATTTTTTATCGCATTGGTAGAATAAACAGCCGGAGCACCGGAAGTAAAAAAGGTGGTTGATTCACCTACGCGTACTACTTTATTTTTCTCATCCATGAATATGCCACTTTACAGTTTTGCCGTTAAATTGATCTATAAGCCATATATGGCATTTAGTTACGTTACCCGATTCATCTACCATGTTTATGGTACCATTCTTAACGTGCTGTGGAGCACGGCCTTGTTTTAACAATGCATCGTTCTGGGCAACTTTGTTTTTAGGGTTTAGCGTTCTGTTGCCAGTTTTGGTAACAAAAGCCAATCGCACCCCTTTTAGTTTAATGGTATCGCCACCTGTGTTAAGCTTGTCATTCGCTGTTTTAAAAACAATATCAAAAGCAGTAGGCTTGCCATATCTGTCAAGACGCTCCATGTCTGATAACACTTGTTTTAATTCCACTATAGATTGAACCATCAATAGCGAATTTCGGTATGGAAATCGTGGTAATAAAGGACAACAAAAACCCGCGCCCCTGCGCTCATTTTAGCCACTCAATTTCTTTGAGCAACTTTCTTTTCAAAAGAAAGTTGCCGCGACAAAAAAGGGCTACCCGTGTATAAACGGATAGCCCTGCGATATGGAAGCCTATAAAATTTTAGTAAGCTTCGACCAGTTGCAAGATTTGTGAGTCTGCTTTGCGCTGTGCCTCAAATGTCATTTTCAATTTACCGTGTATCAGTTCATTGAATGCATTATATACAAGCCATTTGTTTGGCACTTCGTTAAGAAGTGCCTGCTCTCGCTCAATAACCTGCATAACGAGTTGAGCATTTAACGAGGGGTCGGGGTTTAAATCCGATTTTTCAAACTTAAAAAGTTTGCTCTGCTCTGCTATCCCTTTCACAATTTCGGGGATGTCGTGTATTTGCGTTTCGCTCATGCGCTCAAATTTTCGGGTTAGCGTATAATATTCATTATCCATAAACTTATTGACCAGTGCCCTGATTTCAGGTATTACCACACGCAACATATCACCCCTGTGTTTGATGCTAAAGCCAATTTCAGCATGGGCAACGTGCAAACCATTGCTGCACACCTCACGATAAAAACCAAACCTGCCCGAAGTTTTACAGCTACCATCATAAGAATTTGTAAAGCGTAGCATCGGCTTTATTTTGTCTTGTCCGTTCTTCACATTCACGGTAAAATTTTCATCCTCCAAAATGTAGTCAACTGCAAAACTGCGGTTCTCTCGGTTAATGCTGCGGGTTTTATAGTTTATCTCAGAGTTAATCAAAGCTTCTTCAGCATGAAGAAAGAAATTTTCATTCGGCAAATGGGCGTAACTTTTAGAAACCACATTTACCAATGTACCGGCACTAATAACGGCTTTTTCAAGTCCTTTCCTGGTCTGCATCCCGGTTATAATTGCAAGTGGCTGCACCTCTGAATTAACATATATATTGTCATTTTGCAGGGGCTTGTTTAAAAATGCTCTATTATTCATATTTTTGTCTCCTTGTTAGTTTTTAACGGCATTAGAAACAACACATATACAGCCCGATTGCGTATGCTTTCGGGCTGTTGTGCTGTATAGCTGTTTAGATGATAAATTCTAATATTTCATTCTCGATTACTCCAACCTGTTGGCGTACCTGTTCACGAATCAAAGCGAGTACAGGCTTTAAAATAGCAGGGTGAGCGGTTGTAAACGTGTTGCCTTTACTGTCCTTCAGTTGTAGGCTTTGGCTGTGTTCATCGCTACCAATGGCGAAGCTTTCAATTTTCTGCTGAGTTTCCTTGTACGTTGTGTGTTTGTCTACAAGGCTGTTAAGTTGCTCGTTTCTTGCGATACGGTCGGCAACTGTCAAAACTTGGGTTTTGGATTTTTCCGCTTTTGTTTCAACTGCTCCACCATCTGGAGAAATGGCTGTTGTGCTTTTTTCAACTTGTGCGTTTTTCGTTTCTGTTTTGGTTGCAACTCCTTGAGCTGCAGAGCCTGTGTTTTTTGTTGTCATTTTGTTAAATAATTAACGGCATTGTAAAGATAGCGATAACATTATAATATACAAGTACTTACAGTTATTTTTTAAGCATATTAATAAATTTAATACTCTGATTAACAAATGATTATAAATATATGTAAATCAACACAATACAACTGCAAATGATTGCATTGCAATTATTTGGCATTTAGCTTTTTGGCTGCACCTTTTTGAAAAAAGGTTGCAACCAAGAGTCTACTACCCACCGCGGTGCCTATCCAAAAAAATGGAATTCCCTAGCCGTTTTTGCGAAATATGAAACGGCAGCCCTGCGGGCTGCGCCCCTATGTGTGGGATGCTTGAGCATGGGTACACATAGGCACTCCTATGTGGTGAACTCTTGGTACAAGTGTTCACTCCTATGTAAGTGGGGCATTGTGTCGAGTGTGAACGAATGAATGTGTGAGCGTTGCCGAAGGCGTGTGAACATATGAGTGCAGAGAATCCGAGACTTAATGCCCCACAAAGATGTGTGTGTGCGTAGCTAAACACTCATCTACTGATAGCTCACCTTTCAATGCATCGTATGTGTTGAATGGTGAGCGTGCGCAAGGGATTGAAGCAAGCTACCGTGTAGCGCGTAAAGCCCGGTACCGAAGGTATGCGCCCTATAGATTAGTAAGAAATGGCAACGCTCGCTTATACTTCAACAGATTTGCATACTTGCCAAATACTATCTGGTCAGCTGCATCGCTTCCGTCAGTTGCTTCCTCTCGATTTTGTTTGAATAGTTTCTCTGAAGATTTGTTCTTTCTTATTCCTGCTCTTCCATCATCAATAGCTGGTGCTAACTCCATTGATACCATTAGTTCTTTACAGTTAATCAGGTTGAAACCTACTTCCGGAAATATCTTATCTCTCCTTAGCAACAAGAGAGCCCATAGAAGATACTTATCGTTATGACTTGGGTTTTTCTTACCTCTATTTTTAACGTGAACTATCCAGCCGTTATCACGCAATATCTTTACCACTTGGTCTGTCAAAGCTTGGGTAGAATTGATTTGCTTACTATTGCCTTGTGCATCAGGCCATAAGTTAACCTCTTTCTTTTTGTGGTACTTATAATATTCGCAGAATTCAAGTACAACATGGTCAACTATTTTGGGAGCTTTAACATAGAAATTCTTAATGAAGTTAATACGATTGATTGACTTCAGCTCCTGTGCAACAACAAGCCAATTTATGTGCACCCCAAAGTCCATACCTATATCGAGCGGTAAGTTATCAATACAGTCTTTATCTTGGCGGCTATCTAAAGATTTGATTTTGGAAAAATCGAAATCGAGGCTATCCAGGAACGAATAATTGAATGAGCCTTTATAACCATGCTTAACCCGGTCGAGACTAGAGTAAAAACCGCCATCAATTTTATTGATATGCTTATTTAACACCTCAATCAGAAACATGGTTTCTGTCATGCCATCGTGAAGGTCGTGGATGTATCTTAATGAAAGATTGGTCAGGTTATCAAATGCGTTTGCTTCAGAATAGTAGAAACCGTTTTTTGATGGAAAGCTTCTTAGTTTTTTATCCAGCTGAAGTATCAGCCCATATATTTCGAGCTTCGTTTTTTTATCCCGTTCTTTTATAAACTGAAGCTGCAGATCAATCATGCGGTTACGCAATGCCCTAAAATCATAACCCTCATCTTCGTAGTAATGCGATGGTTTTAATAGCCATTGCCCATCAGCTCCAAATGGCATGGATGAAAAATGAAACTCAGCGTGATGGAGCGGATGCTTCTTGAAATATTCTTCATGCCCTCGATTGGTAGCCTTTGTTTCGCGCGTGTAGCGTTCATAATTAATAGTAAGGCTTTCATCTGTTATGTTACCATCAAATGATGGACCTCTGGCAGAACCTTCTCTATCCTGACTAAGCAACGCAAAGCCGACAGCATTCCTATCAGGACGCACAAATGTGATGAAGTTATCAAACTTGAAAGGAGTCCAATATGGCATATTAACACCATCTGGCCGTTTGCGGATGAAATAGTTTACATCCTTTCTATAGCCTAACTTTTCAAGCCCCTCAAATGTACCGGGGAGGGTAAGGGTTAAAAGCTGTTGAAAGGTTGCTCCTTGAATACTCCATGTAGCTCTTGGCATGGTTCGAACAATCATATCAATTAGTACAGCGATAACCGTACTCTTACCCGTAGCTCTCCCCCATATATTATTTGCTTTTTTTATGGCACCACGCCACAAGTGAAGCATAAAGTTTTGCTGAGGCTTGTTGTAGCTAATTTCAGCTATATCAATATCATGCTCATTCATCATCTTGTGTCACATCGAGCTTGTCCAATTCATCCTTAATTCTACCAGCATCAGGAAGCGAGCTGTTATTTACTTCCAATATATGTTCAAATTCCGTATCAGGTAATTTTTGCAACGCATCCATATTCAATGTTTGTGTTTTATCAGCCCCTTTAATCACAATCTGAATAGTAGAAGGCAATATCACTTTATCCGTTTCGTCATCTTTTAATAAGCCTAACAACAAATCTATTTGCTTGCTAGCCGCTACAGCCGACATATAATCACCATCCTGTTCAGCTATTGAACGTAATTGCTTGTACCATTCCACTTGCACAGTTTTAATATAATCTTTGTCGTCCTTAAACATGGTACCATAAAGCTTTTGAGTCTCTTTGATGTCATAGTAAGCCTGTCGTTCACTTACATGAAACCTGTCGCAGTATATACTAATGATTTGCCTTTTGCTTAATGCAGGCCTGTGCCTACGAAATTGATCATCAATAAACTTATAACGAGTCAATAATTCCTGATCCGTTGGTGAAAGGTCCAATTCGCCTCTCCGTTTCTCCGGAGTGCTAACCCATTTAAGGAGTTTGTCAAACAGTGTATAATCAGCCATAAAACTCTAATAAATCGTTTACTTTGGTTCTGCGCATCATGCGATAAGCCAAAGTCTGAGCAGGGCCACTACCTTGCTTGCTCAACTGCATTACCTTTTTATCAAATTCAATATTCATCTCACCCCTACCCGTATAAAACGCAATATGTATATCGCTCTCTTTTTCCATCAGGTTTTGTCTAAACATTGTATAATCAATCTGCATAATGGTAGCAATATCCTTTATGCTCTGACCAGGCAATTTAGCAAGCTCCATCAGCTCCGTTTTTTGTTCGTCAGTTAGTTTCATTCAAATAATTCTCCTTTCTCAATCATTGCGGTAAGCCATGTATCACGATGCAATTCAGCCACACCGTTGTTTATAGATATCACTCCCGATTCAATCCGTTTTTTATTGGTATAATTCGCACTCCCATTCACAGCTATTTGCCAATCATGATTAATGATAAGCGTAACCTTCGCATGGCAAGGATATAGGCGCAATTTGCTTACACTTTGCTTTGCCAAATGAAAAGCTTCAGGATGTCGGTTGGTGCTTCTAAAGTCAAAAAGCCCCTGCAGCTCGGTTATCAACCCTTTTTGGACTAAATCTGTCAAATACCTAGCACCTTCTTCGCTTATGCTCCAAGTGGCTATGTAAACCTGAGCAG